TAAAACTCTGCCTTACGTAAGTCCACGACTCCGTTTTTATGTTTATATCTTGTGACATACTTCACGATGTTGCCTTCAAGATAATCAAATTCACAGGCATTGATGTAATCAATACATTCAATTGCTCCTGTAGTATAGTGCTTTGGATGATTCACAATATCATCCATCTCCTCTTGTTTCATTTTATTATGTCCATTCGCTATATCCATTACTTATCCTTCTTATATTCAAAGCCTACTTTACATTTAATTGTTGGCTTATGTCTCCGTTCTCTTGATTCTTGCATCTTTTTTTCTGACCATTCTTCAAGATGAGGAGTTCTCTTTATTTTATTCTTCAATCTTTCAATTCTTCTTGCTTTACCACTGAGCCTGTTCTTAAGCATTTCCATTGCTTTTCTTTTTTCACGCTTCAGCTTATTCTTATATATTTTTGTTCTTCTGCTCAAAATAACTCCGTTTGATTGCTCTCTATTACTTCAAGGGTTATATTATTAGCCCTATCACTCGCAGTTTTAATTCTATGGCAATTAGCACAAAGAATAATACATTTTTTTATTTCTTCCCAAACCCGATACCATAAGGCTGCTTGTTGTATTAGATTTGAAACACATTCTCTTTTATTATATTGGTGGTCAAAATCAAATATCTCAGGGTGCTCAGAGTCTTCAATACCACATCTTTGACAAAAATTACTCATCTTGATTTCAGTAATTTTATGTCTTACTACCATCCTATTTTTTCTTTTCCTTATCTTGTCATTAGGATTATATTTCCACTTACTCAAAATAACTCTCTCTGTGCTACCCTATTTTTAATTATTTTTGCATACTCAGGGTTTAGTTCCACACCAATCCATTTACGTCCTAATCTTTGAGCTACGTAGGCAGTTGTTCCACTTCCCATAAAAGGGTCAAGTACAACATCTCCTTTATCCGTACCTGCTTCTATGCACATCTTAGGTATCTCTTGTGGGAATACTGCAAAATGTGCCCCACTAAAAGATGCTGTATTAATTGTCCATACATCAGTTCTTCGCCTTGTAGGTTCAGCTATAGCTTTAGCATTAAATTTATACTTAGGTTTCTTTGTGAGCAAGAATATATGCTCATGTGATTTAGCACACCTATCATTTACAGCTTCAGGAATTGGATTAGGCTTGTGCCATATAATATCTTGCCTTAAATACCATCCTCTTTTTTGCAATGATAATGCCAACATCCAAGGAACACCTGATAGGTCTTTGGTCTTCAAATATGGGTGCTTAGGGGGAGCTTTTCTATTCTCCCTGAACTTGACTCCCGATTCATCATTATGTATTGAATTTCCACCATCCCAATGACCACCCTTTGCACCAAAATATGTATCTCCGATATTGAGCCATAACGTCCCATCATCTTTGAGTACACGATGCACCTCCATAAAGATTTCTGTTAAATTCTTTACGAACTCTTCAGGGTGGTCTTCTTGTCCAAGTTGGTCAGTATCACCATAGTCTCTTAGACCCCAATAAGGGGGCGAGGTTACGCAAGACTGTACTGACCCCTCCTCTAATTCTCTTAATTTATCAAGACAGTTTCCTATCAATAACATATTTATCTTCCAATAATTTGATGTATCTATCCATTGTATTTTTTATTAGGGTCGGGGATATCATCGTTCCATACTCTGTAAACTCTCCAATGCCGTCCATGAATGTAATTATTCTTTCTTCATAGAAAGCCAATAGCCAATCATCATACTCTTCTACTGAGTTGAATCTGTCTCTGAATGCCATTTATCATCTCCTTTGTCATTGCCTGCAAGCACATTCAAAAATATATCATCGCTCACAACATTGACGGAGAAGATAGGTGGCTCACCTCCTTGTACACCAAGAACATGAATTGGGTTTGTTTTATAATAAACACCCCATCCTCGTTCATTCAGTATTTCCAGTATTTTCTCTGCATCCACAAGAAGCCTCCTTTCTATCATTTCTCTTGATTCTTTAGTATAGTTAATCTCTGCTTGACGCATCTCAGCCTCACTCCGTTTTGCATATATATCACCTGTTGAGGTGAAATACACATATCCTAATTCCTTACTTATCTCTACCATCAGCTTCTAAATCAATCTGCTTTTTTATATATTTCTGAAAGCCCTTTTCTTCTTTTTTGTATTTAATGTATGTACCAAATATATTATCAAGTGCATCTACCTTTTGCTCTAGAACTTGAAGATGCCTTATAAGATTTGATACTACTGTTTCAATATCTTTTTTAGTCGGTTTCTTTTTCAATCTGACTCTCCTTCATAGCCTTTGACATTCCTTTTGTTCCATATGACTCTTTATATGCACACTTCTTACAAACCTCCATTACAGTATCATCAAGCCCTGTAAAGGAAACAAGGGTTAACTCATATGGTTTAGTTGTCGTCACTTTCTTGCACATCTGACACTGCCTTTGTTGCTTTGGTTGACTTCTTAGTTGTCGTACTTTTATATTGCTTCTTGTTATCAACCTTAGCCTCCTGTTCTGAAATCCAATTGATTATCTTTTCAAGAGCTGGCTCAATCCTTTCAATTCTTTGTTTCATTTTTTGAATATCATTTTCCATGTCTATGGCTCTACCCATTACTTTCTCCTTCACATTGTTTACAAACTTGTCTGTTTAATCCGTAAGATGGCATATGGTTATAAGTTATTATCTTTTTCCCTTTATAGGAATAAAACTGCTCCCATACCTTGCTACACTTTGTACATTTATAAAGTGTATTATATTCCTTTTTACGCTCATCCCTCTGTCGCTTTCTTTCCTTTTCATACTTAGTATCTCTTGGATATCCTAGTATCCAATACCTTGATTCCTGATTCGTTATCATAATCGTCCCATAATTTAAATATTCTATATCATTTATCTAAGTCTTTTTTCTTACCTTGTTTATCATGCTTACCTTTCTTAAAGATAGCATTAAACCTTTCTTCAAACTCTTTAGACCATCTTACTCTTTGCTTATCACCCTTGCCATTCTGTGACATAAAACTAGAAAAGGTTTACTAAAGAGTAAAGGACACTCATCATTACAATAGTTGCTATAATGAGTAACCAAACCTCAATAGGTGTAAACATGCTCATTAAATCCCACTTATCTTCTCTTTCTTTTTTCAATTCTTCTCCTATTAGGGTATAGTATACCCTTGTATACCCATAGCCACAGGACTTGTTGTAGTTTTTTACAAGCAACTTACAGCCTTGCAATGTTAATGTGCGACAACATTACGGAGCACTCCTGCTCTAGTTATCTAATGTGGTAAGCAATATTAAAATCACTTGTGCCTGTGGCTCTTTTGGGTAATTATTTAAGCAAGGTTCTTTTTACTATCTTTCCTTATCTTGTAAACAGTAACCTTACTGTAACCTGTAATCTTGCAAATATTAGGAATACTTACTCCTAAAAAAAGCAAACATCTTACAGCTAATCTTCTAAAACGGAATATCAGCATCAGCCTCTATCTCCTTTACTTCACCATCTCTCCAAGCCTTTACAAACTTAACTTCTTTTGGTGTAACCTCTTTGCCATTTTTATTGGTGTACTTACTGCCTTCACCAACAACTGCAATAACAGGCTTACCAAGCAAATCAGCATCCGTAAGGGTTGGGAGTGACTTCACAACAACCTCTACACCATCGATTGTTTTGGGCTTAGAGGGTAGCTCAATCTGCAATGCATCACAGAAATATGTAAATGACTTGTTCCCTTCAGGATTAGCTTTGAATGTATCACCATCTTTAGGGACAAGGTATCTGAATACTCCTCTTGCACGGATTGTCTTTCCAACATACTCTTCTCCACCTGTATCATAGGTTGTATTTCCCCATGGATAAGTGTAGTTGTTTACTGAGTTCTCATCAGCAATCCTTACTTCAAAGTTATACACCACTGCCCTATGGGCTTTCTTATGCGTATCAACCTCACGAGTAGTTACCTTTGAGATATGACCAAAATACTCCCCATCAGCAAATGGAATCCATTTAGGTTTTGGAGTTTTTACTGGTGCCTTTGCTATTTTTGTTGTTGTTTCAGCGAAAAAATCATCATCACTGAATACGTCTTCTACGTTACTCATTTGTTACTTCCTTTATGCTATTTAGTTTACTTTCTAATTTAGCAACAGCCGTGCTAAAGTTGCCTTGATTGATTGAGTTTGAATCTATCCTACTATTTACAAGTTCTGTAAATGCATCATCCTCAATTTGTCTTAATAGAGAATCTATCTCTTTAAGTTGTTTATCATTCAATGGGTCAGCTTCGGGTAAATCCTCACCTCGAAATATATACAGACCCAACCCATGCAATGCAATTGCTTTTGCCAAACATCTTTGAATTGATGTATTTATCTGGAAAGCATTTGGTTGCTCTATTGTTTGATTCCTATGGTCAAGGACGGGGTGTATTTGTGATAGTGATATATCATCAACTGTAACCTCTACCTCTACAAAATGCCCTGCTGGAGTTGATGTGTATGGATATCCATTCTCATCTTTTACAACTCTCCATGTTGCATCAGGTTTTAGTTTCCTTAACTCTTCTACGGCGTATGCCCAACTAAGATAGTTGAACTGCCCTTTTTGTTCCATATGCTTTGATACGTTATGCTTACGCAAAACCTCAAAGTAGTGTTCTTTTTTCGTATTAGCCATTACTCATCCCTTCTATCCTCAGAGTTCCTTCTCCAGTTTCACTGTCATCCCAGTCAACCATAATAGAGATTCCATTAGGATTTTTATGAACTTCTTCCCATATAGACTCACCAAGTGTATGAAAGACATTCTCTCCTACTGTCCTTAAAGAATCGTTACATTGACCTTGAAGTAATTGTGTTTCAATCCAAAGACTTCCATTGTCTTCTTTTTTCGTATTTGCCATGTTAATACCATGCTCCTCTTTTTTTCATGTGTTCAATGTAAGCATCAGGCTTACACTCATCTCTAAATGGGCAGTACCCACATGCCCAAGCTTTTTCAGGTGATTGACCAAGTTCCATTTTTGGCAATCCCTTTGCGTGTTCCTCATTGACAGACTCCCAATACATGTAGGCTTTTGATTTCTCAATCATAGGCACTTCTGTAGTTTTGGTCTTAGACGTATCCTTGTTGTAAAAGTACAGATACATCCCATCAATCCTACCAAACTCTTCCTCGATGCCAAGTGCATAAGTTCCAAGCTGTAGAGGGTAGGCACGATGTTGAGGCTTCCTATCTCTTCCAAATCGAAGCTTCCACGGATAAGCTCCTATAGTCTTGATATCGTACAGAAAGACTTTATCGCCTTCAAAGACTACATCGTAATGACCACGAACATTTAAGTCTGCTATCTCAATATTTCCTTCAACGTGAACCTTCCAACTTTCTTTTTCTGAAATATACTTTTCTTTTTCTTTGTTATCTATAGATATATTATCTATTAATGTATCTTCTATATTATATATACTTCTATAATATATAGATAGGTCATCAGTATCTTTCAAAGCACCTTGAAGTTCATCATGAAACACTGTACCAAGCCTCATTTTCATTAACGATTCAGAACTTGGCTTGTTTGTTGGTTCGAGTTTAAGTACAGATTCATAGTACAGTTTTCTTGAACAGAACCCTGCTGATGAAGCTTTATACCAACCTTCATTATCGGTGTACCTTTCCTCATAGTTTTCTACATTTTTTTTATCAATAAAATCAGAATAAAGTTTATCAATATCAAATGGGTTTATATCATTTTTCACCTGACAAGACCTCTTGAATATCTGTCAATCAATTCAAGCATAGCCTTGTTACAGGTAGTGTCTTTTTGGATTGCCTTGATTTTAAACTGTTCCCACTGCTCAGCAGGGATTTCCCTTACCAAAAATGTTTTGGGGGTCTTCTTTTCTTTTTTCATTATATTCTCCGTATATGGTTAGTTAAATTACATGTATTACAATTCATATGCAATACATTTTTAGCATTACTTTATTTTATTTTTTCAATAATTTGTTCCGTCTTATTTCCCTGAGTATAACACATCATGCAATCGATACATTTTCCCGTACAATTAATTGTGGTTAAATCTGAGTTAACCACATTGAACACCTTATCAAAGTGTTTTGGTACAGACTTATAAACAGTACCAACTATTTCGTTACTGTAGATAAGTATCAAATTATCAGGCTTTTTATGCTTATTGAAAAACGAGCGTATAAGAGCCTTTTTCTTCGTCCATAGGGTAAAGGTTACCTTAGGGTAAAAAAGTGCGTAATTCACTAGGTTTTGGACGTGATAAGTGTTAATTAGCTCACCATGTGCGTTGAATCTTACATGGTTACCTTTTGGTCTCACTAATTCGTTCATATCGAGGACTCTGTTTGATAGTATATCGCTATTCATTTTGAATCTTGGAACAGCGTTTTTTCTGAATGTTTTCAACATATTCCATGAGTAACATTTATTACAAATTGAGTTAACATCCTTAGACTTTGCTATACAAAACTTGTTTGTTGTTGTGTCTGTATTTAAGGCAGGTATACCTTCCATTTTACCTGACATTACACTCCATGCTAATTGATTCATTTTTCTATATCTCCTTTTTTAACTGTTGTGATTCCATTAGTCAATACTACATTTCCATCTTCATCATAATAATTTCCTGATTTTTTTAAACCTATATAACCAACAAGTTTATCAGACCGAGTCCAATGTTTAATTCTTCTAAAAGATTTATCTCGTATCTGCCTTACTCTTTCTCTTGTCAATCCATACATTTCTGCTATTTCATCAAGGGTATGCTCTTTGTCGTATCCAATTCCAAATAAAAGTTTTAATATATCCCTTTCTCTTGCTTTTAAAGAGTCTAAAATATCAGACATATCTGTTTTCAATGAATCATTTATTAAAGTCTCATCAGTAGGATTGAACGCCTCAAGCTTCAATATGTCTCTGTTCTGAAGAGAGACTATTTTATCAACAGGTATATCAGTAATAATCTTTTTTGATTGCGATTTGTCACCTACTACATCTCTGTATTGCTCAAATAAAGTCCATTCATCTTCACGTAACAGTTTCATTATTAGCTTTTTAGTCTCAGTAAAATCAGTTACAATAATATCAGAGTTGTTATGATGTGTGTTGTCAAATATCATTTCTAGATTTGCATATCTTATTAAGTGAGTATATCTAATCCCTGATTCTCTCGAGAAATGCTGTATAGAATTGTAACCACATTTATTTAATGCTGTTATAAATGAGGCATTCTTGAATTTTATTTCTGCTCTAATCATTTTGTCTCCTTGATTAAAACAGGGGGATTGCTCCCCCTATTTCTTGTTTATTATTATCTTATTTCGATTACCTCTGCTACATATGTATCAAGATATGTAACGAGAGTTTTTAGTTGTGATAGTGTTACCATCTCTTTGAACTTAAGAGAATACTCTGTATCACCGTCGTCATTTAACACTACTTTCATAACAGCTAAACTATTGCCCGTCTTGTGTTTGCAATGCTCACAGGAATTTGCATGTTTAATCTGATATGTGTTTGTGTCTATTTGGTACTTCACCATGTATGCCATGCTATTTACCCTTCCATGCTCTGTATATTATGTCTATAAATGACATCAATATAACTATACCCAAGAAAGCCTGTATGAGTATCATTAACATATCTCAAAGCCTCCTGAGTCATGGCAGAAGTCAGCAAAGGCTTGGACATTCTCGACATCAAATGGATATTGAAACTCAGCATCCTTTGTGTCTGCCTCATATTGCTTCTTGTAATCATCAACCCAACCCATCTTGATTGCATGATTTAGTCGAAGAGCAATGAGCTCTGCCTGATGCACGCCTATCTGAGCACCACTATTCGAATGCCCTTCTTCGTACTGTTCTTCTGTGATGACCCTATCTGCAGCTAAAGCAAATCTATCGTCTTCATCACATTCTCCACAGAGTGTCCACACATAATCCCACAGAGGTCTCCACCACCATACATTGTTTCTAAAGTATATTCCTGGGTTATCTTCTTCATGTTGCTGTTTAGCCTCAAAGTATTTTCCTAAGTCATCTTCTGATAGCTTAGTCCAATCCTATTCAAGTATTTCACTTGTAGACTTTTTGCGTATTATTGGATTCAATCCATGTACATCCATTCCCATTATTCTGTCTCCTCTGTTTCTTCTTCAGGTGTAGGGTCAAGTATATCTTCAATTTTAGATATACAGTCTCTTGCAGAGTCCCTCCATGTTCTTGCATCATTATACTCTGAATCGCTAACTATATCATTAGCATAGTTTGCTATATCCTCAAAGTTATTCTCAAGCTGTTGAAACCCATCAGCAAGTTCATCAAAGTCCATAGTTAAGTCTTGAAGCACTTCTCTCTCAACAAGTATATGTGTCTCTGTGCTATACTTAGTTTCAAGCTGTTTTTGAAGTTCAATAAGTCTATCTTTTTGGGAATCTATTGCATTTGCCTGATTCTCTGCTCTTTCAAACAGGTTTGCTACTTCTCTTACTACATTACTACTATGTTCCATTTGTATTACTCCTTTTGTTATTGTTATTTAGCAACAGCTATTGCTTCAAGTGTTTCTTGTGCAACGGTCTGTCTGTGTTCTTCTGTGTTAGATGCAATGTGTTGTAGTGCACTCTGCATTATACAGTTCTTTATCATTTCTAAGTTCAAGGCTCTTTCAAGCTCATCTATCTTTATATCCTGTGGGTCAAATTTGCTCATCTGCTCAACCACCAATCCACAAGTTCCATCAGCATATATAATGATATTAAGCTGAATATCGCCAACAGCATATAAACTGTTATTCTTATTATTATTGTTGTCATATTACTTCTCCTGTCTCTTTGTATTTAAAATCACATTCATAACAATTGAATCCTTTTGGTATAAGTCCTGTTGGATACAGGTCATCACCACAGCCATCACATACACGAATCCTCATATGTCTATCTCCATGGTCGCAACAGTAAAAGAATCCATGGTTTACATCACAGGGATGTACATTCTCCCATCTCTCTGAAAGCTTATCATAGATTTCTTCTACTCTATCTGTAAAGGCTTCTGCACTCATCCATTTATCACTCATTATTATTCTCTCTTTCTTTTCTTAAGGCTTCTGCTTCTTCCATCCAGCTTTCATACTGAGCATCAAGACACTCATGACACATACGTTCTTCTGTATCACCTGTATTAGAGTCATAGTGATTCTCACATTCACAGCAAGTCCACACCTTAAAACTCTCCTATAATAAATCGTTCTGTATCAGGTATCTCAATCAGACACTGGAAGTTTTCGACCACAATTTCTTCTCTTATATTATCCATTGTATATACTTTATCATCACTACTGTAATCAGCGTTGAAGTCCTCAAGGCTGTCATATTCTGTATATTCACAACAGATAGCTACTACATCAAGCTCTATCTCTTCACCAATATCATCTTCAAGCTGTTCAAAGTATTCAAACAGAGCATGAAGTCCTTCATAGCTGAAGTTATTTTTATATGTATCGCTCTGCTTAAATGCATCTCTAAAGCGAAATACTGTTACTGTCTCTTTCATTATTATTCTCCTCCATCAAGTGTTTCTTTTAACAGTTCCAATTTGGCTAACATTGTTTCTTTGTTGCCTGTCATCCCAAAGTATTTCTTCAGGGGTGTAAACTTCCAGTGTCTGTTGGGCTTGATGCCCTTACAGAACAACTTCAAGTCCCTGATACATACTATTAAATGCCACATACCAAGATTATAGTTTCTGTTGCCATTGTCTATTGATACAAGGTCAGCCATAAATTGACAGTCCTCATCAATCTCTACTGGTTTTTTAAGTTCGACTGTTGTCATTATTATTCTCCTTTGTATTTTTTTACTCTGTTAAGCATTTCTTCTAATTCATAGTCGTACAGTACTATTTCAGCATGACCTAAACCATCTTCACGCCATGATATATACTTGTATCCTGCATTATCTTTTTTAATTAAACAGTCCTTATTGCCAATAAAGGCTTTCTTTTCATATGGATTACTTGTCATCTGAATATCCTTCTGCTATTGTTGAATCCATCATTCCTAAAAACAAGAACAGTCTATGTTGATGATGTGGTGGTATTACCTTTAATACATCATCCAATACAGCCTGCTGATGCTCTTGGTTCATGAAAGATGCAAACAGTCTTGTTGTTTTCTGTTTAGGTATTTCTTCTTTGCCATAATGCTCCTGTGCATCTTTTGGGTTACAGTCATAATCAGTCATTATTATTCCTTTCTTTAAGCTGTCTAACTATAGATGTTATTCTATGCAAACAGTGCTTTGCTGTTATCATACCATTCCATTCCATATCAAGAAGCTTTTCTATATGGTCAATTTTATCTTCCAACAATTGCTGTTCAGTCATTATTATTGCTCCATTTTCTTTGGTGTTGTTTGATTACTTGGTCTTTATATGCCTGTTGCATTGCTTCTATTAATACAGGCACATCTTCTATTTGTATTTGCATTGATATATCACCTTCAGTATAGTCTGTAGATGTATTGCAAGATGTTAGTCCAACAAACAGCCTGCCTTCATCTTCACATTGGTCAATGCTAATATTCATCCACTTTGCCACATCTGTACAGGCTCTTACATTTGCTCTATCAGGCATACTTCCTTCTTTTGCAGTCCAATTGGGTTTTCTTAAAACCCTTTTATTAGTTATTTCCATCTTACTGTTTCCTTTCCTTTTTCAAATCGTCATTAGCTTTTTTACTTGCAATATCTGTTAATGTAGTTATTACAGGATTCTTGGTAGTATCATAACACTTTTTACAGGTGGATGCATAAGGCATATACCTTTTATCATTACAGACCACACACAGTCCATTATTTATTTCAAGTACTTGCATTTACTGTTCCTCCTTATTATTTAAAATAACCCATTTCTTT